CCATCTCGATATGTTGGATCTGTTGAGCCATCAACACAATTACAATGGATGGTCGTCGGCGATAAAATGAAATCTATCGAAACGACGTGGAATCCAGCATTTGCCAAATTGTTTGACGAAGTTATCTCAAATGCAACCGATCATAGCAAAACACCGGAAGGTAAACATATGACGGCGGTTCGCGTCGCATTTGATGAAAATACCGGATTAATTTCAGTATACGACAATGGTGGAATTCCAGTTGTCAAGCATTCAGTCCACAAACAGTATATTCCTGAAATGATATTTGGTAATATGCATTCAGGTTCAAACTTCGATGACACCATTAAATCTACTGGTGCCGGACAAAATGGCGAAGGTTCAACATTAGTTAATATATTCTCTTCTAAATTCATCGTTGAATCTGCCGATGGAAAGAATGAGTTTTACCAAGAGTTCACCAATAATATGGCTGAACGAACCAAACCAAAAATTACACCATCTAAGAAAAAATACACCAAAATATCGTGGTATGTTGATAAATCTAAACTCAAATCAGACTTAAATGACCATGATAACTTGGCCAAATTAACAAAACGTGTTTATGATGCCGCGGCGTGTAATCCACAACTTAAGTTTTATCTAAATGATAAATTGATTGAATTCAAACGCGGATTTAATGATTATATTGATATGCACGTTAATGGCGCAATTTGCACTAAAAATGATAATTGGGAAATTGGATTTTCTACATCTCACCAAGGGGATCTAGAACATATCTCATTTATCAATGGCACTGCGGCACCACAAGGTGGAACCCATATTGATTACATCATAGATCAGGTGGTTACCCAAGTGCGCGAATATGTGAAGAAAAAGACCAAACAAGATATTTTACCCGGTCAAATCAAGAATCACTTCACTGTATTCATCAATGCCACCGTCCACAATCCACGATATGATTCTCAAACTAAATCGTGTTTGACAACCAATATTAGCGATTATGGCACCGAAATTAAGATCCCAGATAAAACTATCAAAGAGATCATCAAGTCCGATATCATGGAATCAATCATGAAATGGGCCGAAGCTCGTGCTATGGCCGAGGAAAATAAAAAGGTCGCTGAAGAACAGAAAAAGGCCGGAGTGCGCGACGTTGAAAAACACATCGAAGCCGCGGGTGATTATCCACTTAAGAAAGTTCTACATTTGACTGAAGGTGATTCGGCAATTGGTAACTTCGTCGAATGTCGTAATGTCGACTTACACGGCGGTTATCCGTTGCGTGGTAAGGTAATGAACGTTCGGGGTATGAAAGCAAGCGAAATCCTAAAAAACACCGAGTGCGCCGATATGATGTCTATTATTGGGCTAACTATTGGGGAATCCGTAGATAAGGAATCGCTAAATTATGGTTTTATTTGTATAATGACGGATGCCGATGTTGATGGCGATTGTATATCTGGTCAATTGCTCAACTTCTTCGCAATGTGGCCTGAACTATTTAAACAAGGTCGGATCCGAAGATTACGCACACCAATGTTGATTGTTCATCAAACTAAAAATCGAAAAGATGATGTATGGTTTTACAATAGACCGGATTTTGAACTTTGGTGTAAACAGCATGGCCGACCAGATCCAAAACGTGTTGATTATATTAAAGGACTTGGTGAATTAGAAGAAGAAGATTACCACAGATGTTTAAATTCTCCGGTGTATCAGGTTTTTAGACTTGACAACGACGACGAAGCTGCATTAGAATTAGCATTCGGAAGCGATGCCGCACCTAGAAAAACATGGTTAATGGGGGTATAAATGACTTTACCAATATTAGAACAAAAAACAGTTGCTGATTTTGTCGACTTAGAATATCGAGATTATTCGTTATATACGTTATATTCTAGAGCTATTCCAAGCGCAATCGATGGATTTAAACCAGCACAAAGAAAGATTGTGTATACTGCCAATAAGGTCGCCAAAGATTTCAAGAAAACATCGGCACTTGCTGGTGATGTTGTGTCACAGGCTAATTATCATCACGGTAGCACTTCACTTGAAAGTGGTATCGTCGTTATGTCCAGAATTGACAACAATGTACCAATTATGGCGGGTAAAGGTTATTTCGGTAACCGAGTTGTACCAAAACCAGCCGCGGCGCGTTATACAAAATCAGCGATTAGTCCAAATTTTGCTAAATATTTTGTTGATACTGAGATCTGTCCGGACAATATTGATCCCGAAAGTCCAGAACCAAATTTCTTTTTGCCTATTATTCCTTGGGTATTGGTTAATGGTGTTGATGGTATTGCCGTTGGATATGCAACAACAATTCAACCTCGCGAACCGGATCTATTGCGCAAATTGACAATGGCACATGTGATGGGTAAAGATATTAGTGCCGTTGACTTGCCACCGTCTTATAGTGGTTTCAAAGGGACGATCGAAAAAGATGGCGATTCTTGGGTATCAACTGGCATTGTCAAGCATAAAACCAAAAACGTGTATGATATCCTAGAATTGCCATGTGGCACCAAAGGGAAAGACCGCATGGCATTTGTTAAAATACTCAATGAAATGCGTAAAATTGGTGCAATTGAAAGCTATAAAGACCGATGTAGTAAAGAAGGTTTTCATTTTCAGTTAACATTAAGATCACGTATCATTCCAAAAGCAACATTAGTGCCAATGTTACGAAGTGAAATTCGACAAAAGTGGCAAGATGTTAACAAAAAGTTTACACAAGAACAATTAGATAAAGAAATTGAAAAGTTATATCCAAAGCGCGTTAAGTTGCTGGAACAATTTAAAACTGCCGCGCGCAAGCCTGAAGAGGTTATCAACTCATTAATCAACAATTTGTCATTAAAGATGAATCTAAGTGATAACCTCACAACGATTGATGAACATGGCAAACTTAAAGTATTCGACACTGCTCATGATATCATCAGACATTTTGCCGATTTTCGATTAAGCAAGTATGCCGAACGTTTTGCATATCGCATTGAGCGCGATTCTAACAAGCTTAAAATTGCAAAGGCTAAACGTGGGTTCATCCGTGCCGTTATAGCCCAGAAAATCATTCTACAAGGCAAGAAACGCAAGGATTCAATTGATATGCTAATTGCTCTTAAGATTCCGGCCGATATCGCAGAAATGTTGATGACCATGCCAATTCACTCGTTTTGTAGTGATGAACTTGACAAATTAGACCATGCATGTGTAGAATTGGAAAAATCGATAAATATATGGAAGACCGCGGATCTCAAGCAAACTTATCTTGAAGATCTTAAAAACCTCAAACCAAAGGTATAAATTATGGCTGTATTGATAGACACATCTAATTTAGTTGTGTCGAATATTGTGATGTTGTGGAAGAATCGAAAAGATACTGAATATCTTGCAATGTTACGCGACACATACACAAGAGATGAACTTAAAAAAGGTGGACGCATTATTGAAGATACATTGCGTTCAATGCTAGTTTCATCATTTGGTAAATATGTTAAAAAGTTTGCCAAGGGACACGGCCGGATTTATGTCTGTATGGATGACCGTAAAAAGAACTATTGGCGCAAGATTCCATCTATGGGTGGATTTATCGAATATAAAGGTAAGCCAAAACCAAAACCAGGTGATGATCCTGTACCATTTGATAAATTAATGCCACTTGCCTATAAAATTCTTGACGAATTAATGGAGGTGTTGCCTTATACATTCGTGCTTGTTGATAAATGTGAAGGTGATGACGTCATTGGTGTATTGTGCAAACATTTCAATTCAATTGGCGAAGAAGTTATAATCGTATCCGAAGATAAAGATATGGTTCAATTTCAAGTTATGAATGGTGTTAAACAATATTTGCCGATTAAAGATAAAATGCACAATTTTAGCGTCGACGAAGCACGCGCGCAAATCATTGAGCTAGTTATCACAGGCGATAAAAACGATGGTATTCCTAATATCAGATCTAAGGTCAACATCTTTGTTGATCTTGACGAAAATGGAAAACAGAAAAGTCGTTCACCAGCAATTAGCGCAAAATTGAAAAAGTATGCCATTGATAATCGCAGTCCAGAAACTGCAATCAATGAACTAATCAACGAAGATGAACGCGAATTCTGTTTGGAACGTTTGAAGCAAAATAGAAAGTGGATCCTATTAGATGGAACCACACCAGCCGAATTAACAAGTGAAATATTGTCGTATATTCCGGTTAAAGCTATTGGCAAAAATGTATTGATAACACCATATTTTGGTAAATTCAAACAGTGCGAAAAACATGCTCGTGCCTCTGAAAACTTCATGGTTGAAGAAAATGTCAACCCATTTGCAAATCGTAAAGCATCAGCCGCGGCAACAATGCCAGATAATGCCAACGACTTAGATGAGTTTTTCATGGATCTGTAATTAATCGATAGTGGACTTGACGGCTGTTAAGTCCATGATATATAATATTGTACCAACTTGAAATAGGGATTAATAATGATCACAGATATTCTACCAATTATAGAAAAACTAGCTGCCACTAGTTCACGAACTGAAAAGGAAGCTATTTTATTCGAACAGCGTGATAATGTCGTACTTAAGGCATTCTTTGAAGCTGCATGTAATAAATTCCGCGCATATAACATCAAAATTATACCACCATATAAGTGTGGTAATGATTACATTGGCCGACCATTAATGCAGGCAATTAATGATTTGTATATGTTCGAAGAACGTATATTAACTGGCAAAAAAGCACAAGACCGACTGTCCTCAATTTTATCAGCACTTTCTTCAGAAAATGCCACATTAATGATCCGTATCATTAAGAAAGATCCAAATTGTGGTGTTGGTGCGTCGGTCATTAATAAAGTTTGGCCCAATTTAATTCCGGTTGCTGTCTATATGGGTGCGACACCTATGTCAGATAGCGCACTAGAGCGTTTAGATTACGATGCTGGCGTTTATTCTCAAAACAAAGAGGATGGCCTATTCATCACACAAATGTTCAACAAAGCAGGTACACCAACTCAGTTTGGACGTTCCGGCAAACAATATGATTTCAAGGGATCATTTGATATGCTAGGCGACACCTTTAAAAATTGTCGTGTTGATGGCGAAATGCGAGTATGGGATAAAGACTTTACCAAATTTATGCACCGTAAAGCTGGCAATGGATATGTTAATAAATTCCAAGTTGGCAAACCTTCATGCAAAGCCGATACATCTCGATTATGTTACATTGTTTGGGATATTGTCCCATATAATGACGCACTCGCGGGTGAATGTAAAATACCATATCATCAACGATTACAAGTGCTACATAATGCGGTTAAGCATTCTCGTAGTGTTTATCTTGAAGAAATGACACAAATTCGTCGAATTCCAGAAATTCAACTGGTCGACACCAAAATCGTCAATAGTTTAGAAGATGCTAAACTAATGTTTAAGCGTGTTAAAGCCGCTGGCGAAGAAGGTTTAATTCTTAAAGAAATGCATGGTCATTGGGTCAACGGCAAACCGTGGTGGCAAGTAAAGTTGAAAAACGAAACTGAAGTTGAATTTAAAATCATTGGATTTAATGAACACTCAAAAGATCCAAATCGATTAGGTTCTTTTATTGTCGCTTCTGCCGATGGAAAGATTGTTACCAGTTGCGGAAGTGGTTTAACAGAAGAACAATCATTCGATTATTGGGTGCGCCGCGAATCCATGATGGGTCAAATTATAAGTCTCAAGTTCGAGTCTATAATCTGGAAAGAAAATACCGTCGTTCTTAGTCTAAACTTACCAATTTTCTTGGAAGTGCGCGATGATAAAACCGAAGCAAATACACTTAAAGATTGTATTGATCAGTGGGAAGATTCGACCGGATGCACTATCGAACGTGAAATTTCAGACCGACTAAATAGTTAAGCAAATATGATAAAAAGGGTACGTTTATGTGTAATTGCGATAAACGTGCCTTTCCTCTGGATTTGGATTGTGTGTTTAGAACTCGGATGTATAAAATTCGAATTGAAAAACTATCGAGAAATATCCAAGCATTGGAGAATAGAGCGATCACGTTAAAGGAACAAAACGATTATTATCGTATGATTGTTGATGAGAAAAACTTGCTATTAAAACAGCAAGCAATGATGATCAATAGTCTAGGTGATTTATTGGCAAAAACAGTTGAGGAATTATCATGAAAGAACGTAGTATACAAGCATTAGCCCATATGTCTTACCTTAGAAATGTATGGCGTGCATTCACCCATATGTTATATGAAACATATTACAAAAATAATTCGTTATTTTTTGTGGTGTTGTTTGGGGTATATGCTATCTTTCAGATAATTGCATTGCTGGCCATTACAATTTTATCGCCATTGGCATGTTGGGTAGTAGGTTACATTAACATGAAACGGTATCAAAAAGTTTTCGAATCTTTCGACGGGACGTATGCGGGGAAGTTGGCACATTTGAACAAATATAGGGAATCAATAGAATACGACTCATAGTGGCCGTTTTCTTTTTAAAAAATGTTGACTCTGTTACTTATAAGCGTATAATTAACAGGGTCAACCGACTAACAATTGAAAAGGTATATTATGTCAGAACAAGCAGCACAAACAGAACAACAAGTGGTCAGTGTAGTATTAACCGCGGGTATTGATATTTTAGGTATTTTGGTTGATGAAACCGAAGATGGTTTGGTAATTAAAGACCCACAAATGTTTATGTTGGGAACAAACCAATTTATCCCATATGCGGCAACATTGGCATCAAATGAACGTACTTTTGAAATCCCACATCATGCAATTGCATTATATGGCGAACCAGTTGCATTTTTCACTCATGCATATAAAGAAACGTTCGACCATCACTTTGCATTGGAAAATAGCTTAATTCTAAAAGAAGCAAAGGCCAAAGCGGATATTGCCGAACTTGCAAGTCCGGTTCATGGTAAGCTATCCACGGATAGTGGTATCATCCTAAAGTCTTAATCTGATATTTGGCTCGTTCCTAACGGTTCGAGCCATTTTTATAGGTGGCAAAATGTTAGAACAACTCACAGCAAATGAACGCATTATGGTTGATTTCCTTTATGTTGAATTAGAAGAAGCCATGAATCAAATGGAACGACACAATTCAAACCTAGAAGATCGTCAACCAATCAATGCGACATATTCACAAGCCATGTTAACTAAATGGACTAGAGAATATGAAAAACTAAATGGCCAACTCGCGGTATTTAAAAAGTTAAATGCAGACCGAGTTAAATTATCACTAATCCAATTATAGGTATATTATGGCAACCATTAGAACCGCAAATATGGGTGAAGTATCATTCACGGATGGAAAATCTGAACTATCACAAGAACAGAAATCCATTATTGATGACCCACACGCGCAAATTGATTATTTAGAAATGTTATTGGCAGAATCTATCCAAGTACAAGCGGATTTAAATTTAACAATGACTAATCTGATCATCAAACACGACTCAGAATTAGCTGATATGGTTCCAAGTACGGATAATGATATTGGTGCGCAATTGATGAAAGCCATTGTTGATGCGATGGATTATATGGATCGTCGCCAAGATGAAAATGCATATCGCACTTTAGAAGATGCTAAAATTCAGCATGGCGAACCCTATGGATTCAAAGAAATTGATCCACTGTCCGAGCAAGCATTATATGTTGGGTAGTTTTATTGATATGCCATATTCGTGGGATAGAAAATCCAAAAATGGGTATGAAGTGTCGAGCGCGGGGGATTCAAGATTTTCCGCGTTTACTGCCAAAATTCCCAATGTGGATGACAAATATCCGTGGACTATTGAGATCTATTATCAGATTATTATTAAAGGTTATATCAATGAAGCGATTAATTCAAAAATTCCTTTCAATATGTGGTGGAAAATCGGCAAAGGTAAACCATTCAACACTAATCATAACTCACAGTATGCATATCCCATGTACCTTGATTTGTGGCGAAAATGGTCAGACCAAAATCCATTATTAATAGAAGAACTGGCAATATTAGCTGAAGGTAAAGTATTAACCGATAAGTTTGCATCAACTGCAATTAATCAGGCACATGCACTCAGTGATATTTTAAACGAAAAGTTTGGATCTGGTATTGACCACCTCAAAAATAAAGTGTAATCTACAATCAATTAATCCATTTGGAGAATTTAATGAACAAAAAGAAAATGAAAACACTATCCGTCGGTGATACATTACAGATAGTCGGTTCCAAATCAAACCATGGGTTTAAAATTGGCACTAATGTTAAAATCACAACAAACATTCGCGAATTACCAACTCAAGTTTTTGGGTATACTGATCGTCCATGTGTTCGGTTTATACATTGCGAAGATGTTCGATTGGTTAGAAGAGTTTCTGATAATTCTGCGGCCAATACTATCATTAAATGTTTAACGGATAAAGGTACAGCAATGACTTCCGGTGAACTTGAGTATTACACCAAATTACCAGCAAAAACTATCAGAAATACACTCGCCAAATTGACAAAACACTATGAATTGTTCAAATCAAATTATAGAATGTTATGTTCTTCTACAATGAAACAGGGTAGTCGTTATGGATTATGTAAAAAATAAGCTTGACAATTGATAAATTAACCATTAAACTTTATCGTATTAACAAATTAACTAACTTAAATAGGAATTTATATCATGGCTAAAACCGATTATTCAACAATCGTTATCCCATCATCACCAAAGGATCGCGTCATTGTGGCTCAATGTTTAGAGCAAGCAGTAGCATCAAAAACACGTACAATGGCAGAAGCTGCATTACAAAAAGACATTAAAAAACGTCTAAACGATGAATACAACTTACCAACTGATCTAGTCAATCAATGGATTAATGATTTGATGGATCCAGAAAAACGTTTAGCAAGTGAAGCCAAATTTGAAGCGATTGAAGCTGGTCGTTCTGCATTTATTGACCAAGCCAGTGCCAATAAAAAGGCAGTTACCAAAGAACAAGTTGAATTGTTCAAATTTGAAACACCAAAATATGAAGGTGATGTTACCCAAAAAGCAAAAGAGCTTTTGGATAATTTAAGCGACGAAGAAGAAGAAATCGTCGTTGTTAAAGAAACCACTAAACCTAAAGCTGATAAACCTAAAGCTGATAAACCTAAAGCTGATAAACCTAAACCAAAAGCTAAAGATACGGTTAAGCCGGACGTTAAGCCGGACGTTACACCCGAAGTAAAAACTGAAATTACGCCGGACGATGATGACGATGATGAATTTGATACATTATTCGACGAATTAACACCAGAGCCAGAAACAATCAAAAAAGAAGTAGTTGCTGATGATGACGATGATATTGCCGATATGTTTGCAGAATCTGCTGCTGATTTGGGTAATTCACCAACAAACGAAGATTTTGAAGCTGTAAACAAAGCCGCCGAAGCAAGTGCGCTTGAATTAGCCGACGATGACATTGATGATGAGTTTAGCGACATTTCAACAACACTTGATGCACCAATCACCAAAGACAGTAAAGCCGATGTTGATGACATCTTTGATGGTCTTGAAGAATTTGATTCACTAACAAATAGCAATATTGAAGCAGACCCAGAACCAGCAAAGAAAAACGACATCGATGATGACGATGATCTTGACAGCTTGTTCGATGACCTATAAAATATAGGTTAACCAAAAGCCACCTATTTGGGTGGCTTTTTACGTAAGAGGGATTATATGACACACATCGCATTTATTACACACTATGATATGGATGGCGTTTCCTCATATCGCATTGCAAAACACGCATTCAATCAAATACACCCAAATGCGCAAACTGATATGAAATGTGGTGGATATGATAAGGTAACACCAAATCTTAGAATCTTGGCAGAATCCGGAAATGATATTCTAGTCATTACTGATTTGCAGGTATTAAAAGATGATTTAAAGTTTGCATTGAAACATTGGAAAACTGTTTACCTATTCGACCATCACTTAGATAGTGCAAAATATGAACCACTAGCAAAAACTATACCAGAACGTTTTATCTATTATTATGATGTTAATATGTCGGCCACTGCTATCGTTTACAAATGGGCCATATGTGAACAGAATATTAATAGTTTGAAAACCCAAAATTGGAAAAAGTTAGTCGGATTAGTCAACACATACGACTTGTGGAAAACCGACCGACCAGATTGGCAAGAGGCTTATGACCTAAATGAATTATTTTGGCATAAAAACTTTTGGAAATTTGGTGATAAGTTTTGCGATACCGGATTCGTACCACCATCAGCACATGATAAGTCGACCATTAAGCGATTAAAGGCCGAGAAAATCAAAATATTAATGGATTCACCAAAAGAAGCATTTGGCAACAATGGAGCATTCTTCTTCCTCTCAGATCAAGCTGCAATCAACGCTTGTGAGTTTGAATGTCCTGATATCGATTACTTTTTTATAGCTTACCCGCGCGGGGACAGTGCCGATTTAGGCCTATCCATACGCGCACGCGAAGGAAGTATGATCTCGGCACCTCCGGCAATGAATGTTAATGATGTTGTTGAACTTGGAATCAAGAATTATCCACAAGTTATAGAAAGTGGTGGCGGTCATGAATTTGCTGGCGGTGCTGTTATCTATAAAGGTGTAAATATTATGGAAGTTAAGGCCGCATGTAAATTTATGTATGGTCAAATGCAACCAGAAAATGAAGATATTGCATTTTAACACTTGCACAAAAATTATAATTATGAGATAATCTGTACACACTAAAAAGTACGGAGAATACTTATTTTAACAGGTAACTTATGAAAAATTCAAATCGCTTAACCCCATTATCATTTTCACAACAAGTACAACATGAATCACAAAATAACGATATTTCGTTATTATCAGCACTAGTTAAAGTATGTGATGAACACCAAATACAATATACCGAAGTTTGTCGATTTATGGTTGATGGTGCGTTCGTAAACCTTATTACATCACAATTGAAAGACAAAATTGCTGCCGAAGGTTTTAATAGTGGCATGTTAAGAACTAAAAGCCGTCCAACATCATGTGTTGAAACTTTATTTGGTGAAGATGTTGGCGACAACGATGACGACGAATAATCGACTATCTGGCCTTGAAGCCTATCAAATGTATAAGGTCTTGCAACTTCACTTTAAAGGAAGTTTGGATTATCATAAGACCAACACAAAGATAGGCAACAAAAAGCAATTTGAAAAAGTCAAAGGTAAAATATTTTTTGACAGACTCGCAAAGCGATATCGTGAAAAAGATCTCAAAGATCTATTAATTGCCAATTTCCTAGTAAACCCGAACATGTGGGTGAAGGATATTTCCGAAGATATTGGAGTCAAGAACCACAACGAATACCTTCGACGAACATTATCATTAAGTGAATTGTTCAGAGAAGATTTAAATAAAATATTAAAACATTGCAATGTTAATAATATTCCATATAATGAAGTTTTCGTGTGTCCAGATCGTAAAATGCCAAGCATAGTTAATATGGTAACCAATGAAGTTATTTCAATTGAAACCTTTTGCGTACTTGACAAATTAATGAAAATTACCCCATACTTAAATCGTGATTTAGATGGCGACCCAATATGGAATAATTTACGCGATAAGGTTTGGGTATATCGTGACTTTATTGAGTGTGATTTATTAAAAATGTATGATATAGCCAATAAAATATTTAAAGGTAACTAAATGGAACAAGATATCAAAAAGAAAATTTGGGTGGATGAATTAACTTCAGAAGAAGTTAAAGAACTTTGGGATGAAGCACAATTATTAGCACTTGATGATTTGCACCATCCAGAAACTGGTGCACCCATGACACGCGAAGAAGCACGCGAAGTTATCGACCGAATGGATGCAGAAGCAAAAGAGCGCGAACTTAATATTAGCAAAGTTAAAGCAGCACGTCGCATTGCCTTGGGTAAATGTCGTCGTGCACATGCGAAACGTGCAAAACTAAGTAGACGAAAAAATCGTTAAATTGTTATTGACGTGATGGTTGTCATAGTATACAATGATCACGTAAACTAAATACAATGTAACGTTAAAAAGAAATAAGTTATTCAAATCAATTAAAGAAAGGTAAATTTCTATGAGTTTTGCAACAATGAAAGCGGCACGTAATCAAGGTTTTGATGATTTACAACAAGAGCTTGAAAAAGCAGAAGGTGGAAAAAAAGGTTTTGATGATGATCGTTTTTATTATCCAGACCGTGATAAACTTGGCAATGCTAATGCG